CAGCAGCAATCATGAAACCACCGAAAGCAACTCCAGCGATTTGTAGAGGCTGTGGCAACGACGTGAAAAGATCGATGAGCTTTTTCACGGCTGGCAGGGCATAGTCAGTGATGAAACTGATTAGAGTTTTCATCATTGGCAGGAGAGCTTGACCAAACTGGATTCCTACTGCCTCCAGACTGGCCTTGAACTCATTCCACTGCTGTGTCCAAGTTTGCTGAACTTGCGTGAAAGCGGTATCCAGTGTTCCAGCTGAATTACGAATTGCGTTGGCTGTATCTAAGAAAGATTCTCCTTGTGCCTTGGCATCAGCCAAGACAAGAGTCAGAGCGCGGATGTTCGGGAAGACATCATTTAGTTTCGCCATTCCGCCTGGAACTTTCTCAGCGGCGGCAACTAGATCTGTCAAGGCTTTTGCGAAGTTATCCCGCATCGCGGCCTGCAGATCAACCATAGAAATGTTGAGTGCCTTCAGGCCTTTCTCGGTCTTTGCACTGTCGTTCAGGATATTGGAAAGAACCGCTCGAACACCAGTAGCAGCGACTTCTGCAGGAGCTCCAAGATGGGTGAAAGTCGCAATAGCGGCATTCACATCTGCAAATTTGACGCCCATCGCAGCAGCAAGAGGATTGATCTTAGCCAGCGCACCAACCAAGTCACCAATCTTCATGTTACCAAGCTGAACCGTTTTCAGCAAGATATCACTAGCTGCCGCGGCATCCAAATTTTCATTCTTATATGCGAGCATCGCGCCAACGACTGCTCGCGTTGTCTCCTCGACTGTGCCCATTCCGAGGGCTGACATTTTGGTCGCCTTCTCGAGAATGCCAGCAGCCTCCGCTCCTTTATACATTGCTGAGCCGATAACGTCAAGACCCAGCGCAACTTCAGCCGGGGCTTTGCCCATCGTTTCAGCAGTGCTAATGACAGTGGACTCAAAGGCTTTCATCTCGTTGGCGGTCAAGCCGCCCAAGATAGAAGCCTTGGTCATCGCTTTTTCAAAATCGCCAGCAAAGCTGAGAGAAGCTGCTCCAGCGGCAGCCATAGGAATTGAAAATGCCGTGCTAACTACAACTCCAGCTTCCTGCATACCGCGACCAAAGGCCACGATCTGCTGGCTGGTAATCTGTGCAGATTCCTTAACGGTGTTGAACTCCTTATCGAGGAGTTTCATTGAAGCGCGAAGTGCATCGGCTTGGGATTTAGCCTGTAGGAGTGCTTGAGCTTCAGCTTGAATGACGGGCTGCAACTCTTTCGCTGCACGAGCTCCCGTCATTGCAACCTTGGTCGCGTCGTCCAAACTTTTCGTATAACCGGCTACAAGGATTTGGCTTTTGGCGAGTTCAGCCTGAAGTTGTGTTTGAACGTTTGCCGCTTGACCAAAGACGGTGCTGGAAGCTTGAACTTTCTTGTCCAGTTCCTGGAAATCAACACCAGTTAAGGTCAAGCGGGCATGGATCTTTTCGAGTGCAGAAGACAGAGCATCATTTAGTTCAATGCCACCGGCCAGATTACCGACATTGATACTCATGCTGCTTCTTTCTTGGACTTTGCTTTGCTACCAGACAGAGCAGCAACCCAAAGATGGGCGACGGCCTTCTGTTGTTGCCATGTCTGTTTGGGCGCTTCCTTCTTTACCTCGTCACCGAATACGAGTACGAAATCATCTATCGTGAAAGGCCGTGGTTTTCTACGAGCATCACGATGGATGTTAGCGAGAAGAGAGCAGATAGAAGCCGCCCGAAGATCTGCACGCTTCTCACTAAATGGCTCAATCTGGTCGTAGGCAAACCATCCGAGGAAGCCTTCCCAGGACATCCCTCGAAGCATCCGCCGTACGTCAGTCTGGCCTGTCTTCAGTGCAAGACGGTACGCGAAGCGTCGGTAATCGCTTCGCCGGATTCGTTTTTTATTTCTTCGAGCTGTCCTTTCTGTCCCAGCTTGTTCAGCTTGAGAATCACGCCGACGAGCTCGGAAATCGTAGCCGAGTCCTTCTTCTTGAGCATCTGGATGTGTTTCTCGGTTCCGATGCGCTTTCCATCCGCGTCGACCCAGCTTTTGACGATGATGCGAATCGCAGCCGTCTTTTTCGCTGGGCCTTCGTTGGATTCCAGGAACTCGATCATGTCCTCGGCTGGCAGGGAGCCGAAGCGAAGCGTGCCGCCCCAAGCGGTCGCATCGATATAACGGATGTCATTGACCGTTTCGACATCCTCTGGCGTGAGATATTTAGTTTCGCTCATAAGCTCGCTCGTCCTCTCGGTGAAAGCCGACGCTACGGCAACAGGATGTGTCCGCCGCTCGGCCGAATGTTGACCGTCGCCTCGAGGCCGCCGTCCACCGGAGCCGTCGGTGCGATATTGGTGACGAATCCGGAGAACTGCCATGTGGCGCCATCCGGGAACGTCAGAAGATAGAGATCCTTGGATCCGTCGTGCCACGCCTTGACGAGGCCGGTCAACGAATCGTGGGTGCTCTCGCCGCTCGGCAAGAAGCCCATCGTCATGGACAACTCGCCCTTTCGCCGAACGCCGACGACGTAGCTGTCATCGCTGGAGTTCTGCGAAGTCGTCTCGATCGTGTTGCGGGTAAGCGTTGGCGGCGTGATGTCGCGGAGCTCGGCAATTTCCGTACCGTTCCGCGAGATGAGAGTGCCATGTGCGGATATGGCATTGCTCTCGAGACCTGTGGTAACACTAGGCATCTGTCCCTCCTACGACCTGCAAATCAGGCAGGTGTGAGTCCTCCGAGGAGTAAGCAATCGCTAGCTCGGCTTCGATTTGTGACGCGATCTTCCACCAACGGAACCGTTCTTGATTGACAAGAGCAAGGCCTCGTGCCCCATACTCCTGTCGTAGATCTTGAAGACGATAGAGCCGATCCAAAGCAGAAATACAGCGATACTGATCCGCAATGCCGCCAATCGGATTTGCGTGACCAGGAGTGGCGATAGTGGTTGGGCAGCTGATCTTCCAGGCTGCGTCTTCGGTCCATTCCCCAAGAGCAGCCCAGTCAGGAACAATCTGTGGAATGCCACAGGCCATCCCTTCCATCGTCGTCAGACCCCACCCTTCACCCTGAGTGGTGGTCATTTGAACATCGAAAGCCTGATATGTGGCAACGAGCTCTGGTATCGGTACGCCTTTCCAGACCTCGGGTAAGGCCAGGAATAGACGTCGCTCGATGCCGTAATATTTCATCAAGCGGACGCAATCGTATCCGTTCTCACCAGTTGGTCCGATGTGGAGAAACAGATACGCGTTCTCGATGTTGTGGCTCTTGACCCACATGCAGAAATAGCGGATCAAAAGATCGAATCGCTTGCGAGGTTGGTTGCGATTGACACAGCCAACGATAAAGCCATCGACCATCTCTTGTGGCAGACCAAGAAATTGTCGAGCCGCTTGTTGAAAGCCAGGAACGAAAATCGTTGTATCGACGCCGAGCGGAATGACCGTTGACGGCTTTTTCAGGCCACCCTTGATCGCTTCATTCCTGCCGAAGTGCGTCCAGAAGATGACTCGATCCAAGGTGTTGAGCTGATCACCAGCGCAGTTCCGACCATCGACCGGAATAATACCAATGACTGGAATTCCACATCCAATCAAAGCATCGTAGGTTGGCACATTCCATGGATCCGTCTGAAGAACGACCACGTCTGGCTTCTCGGCCTCGAGGACGTCCTTTACCCGAGAGGTTCCAAGAAAATTGCGACATCCAACCACAAAGGCTGGATAAATGCGATACGGATAGTTGTGCGGATCGCCGCGATAATTGACGCCAAGAACACTGACGTCCCACGAGTTGTGCAGAAAGGAAAGGACACTGTGAGTGACATTGGAGAAGCCACTATCACAGGCTGCGTCACCGATCCACAAAAGTTTTTTCATGCTGCTCTCTTGTAGGCAATGATATTGAATAGAACCTTCGGTCGGCCCTGCTCATCACTGCCACCATCAAATGGCTCCTGTTGAGGGGCCATATTCAAATACCATGTTCCTGGCGCATTGCCTACAAATTGATTTCTTACAGCTGAAATTGTGTTATAGACTTCAACTGCACGGTTTCGTGCAACAATATAATCTGTCGCACGGACGATAACCTGGAGTCCAGGTCTCTGATAAGCCGGTTTGGTTTTGCGATTCTGTGTTTTCTCTGGCGCTAACCCTCCTGTCTCGATTAGACTAACATATGGCCCGTTTCCAACCGGAATCTTTGCACGAGTAGAATAGAAAATATTTGTTCCTACAGTGCCAAATCCATTGGCGACTAGCAGAAATGCAACATCTTCCATGAACGGCATTATTCTTGCCCAAGCTTGATACGAGCCGCCACACGACGAAGAATGTATGGCGCACTCTCATTCATAGTAGATTCGAGAAATTTCGCCTGACCTACTGGATGAAATGCCTCCAAATCTTCATGAACCCGAACTGCATAGTCGAGCCCTTCCCCGACTTCAATCCACGCGCTGATCTTATTCATTCGAATGACCGGGCCGCGCGTCGTATGAGAATCTCGAAGATCGCCATAGCGAACTGGAGTCCGTGCCATGCTTTCAGGCTTCTCGACTTTATCCAGTTCATCATACAGTGCCTTTCCAACCTGCTTGGGGAATCTACGCGCAATATTCAAAATCTTGCGCTGCATCTCCGCCAAGCCTTTCAGTGTCGCTCTAGGTCTACCCATCAGCCCGTCTGTGTCCAGAAGAAGTAGACCCGTTCGTGCGACTCACCAGTCTCGTCACTTGCATGGCCGACAGCGATCGGCTTGGGATCTCGAGGAACGAAATGTGCCGGAAGAATATACGTATAGTCGATCGAAAGTCCCTTTGCCGTTGGGAAGATTGCCATCACCGAGCTCATTACCGTCTGTCCACCAGCGTCCTTAATCTGTCTGACTTTACCATCTACACGAGCAGGATAATCGATTTGTGAAATTGGCGTCACCGCACCGAACGCATCAGGAGGACTATTTATGACGACAGTAACCGTATCAGGAAACATCTCCATCATGTGTTCGATGAAGTCGCTCATGGCTGGGTTCCTGCGACCCGAAACACGAAACTCGTACCAGCTGCCATCGCCATCCCTTTGGCGCGGAGGCTGTTGATGTATTCGTGGTATGCGGACTTCGCATTATCTGACCAGCGGAGACGAAGATCATCGACGGCCTTCTCGACGAGCCCACGATCCTTAGCAAGGATCACTTCTGCTGCACGAGCAGCAGCAAGATAGCGATTCCCCTCTGACGCGAGAATCGCTTCTAGCTCTTCATCCTGAAAGAAGGGACGAGCTACATCTCGATCGCCAACAAGGAGACGGACCCAGTCCTTTTCTTCCTCGAGTGACGGATCATAGCTTGCAGACATCGTCCCTTCTCCTCGCTACTTCTTCTCTTCGGCAGGCGCAGTGCCGGACGGACGCGCGCCGCTGGCAGCCTGAGCCGGAGCCGGTTTTCCGGTTTCGGCCTGTTTGCCACTGAACACGGCAGGAACCGGCGCTTTGCCGGAATCGATGATCTGCCGCTGCTCGCGGGACTGCTGTCCCTGACGAGCCGGGTCCATGACGTGCGGATCGACCGGACCACTGAATCCGCCGGTGCCCTCGACGTGAATCGCCGGTGCCGCGACCGGCTGGCCCTGAGGAGCCTCTTTGGTCGGTCCCTTGTCGTTCCCTTCGTCCTTGGATTTGGCGCCCTTGGACTTGGAGCTCTTCTTGGGATCGTACTTGGGGACTTCATCCATCTCCTCGAAGTCACCGTCACCGACAGGAACGAACTTGTCCTGCCACGCGCGCGACTGAGCCTCGGTGAGATGCACGGTGTCACCGGGCTGGACCTGCTCACCATCGTGATAATGCACGGCATCGTCACGCAGCTTGAACTCTTTCACTCTCATCTGCTTCCTCCGTTGGTAAGGATCTGCGTTGTCCAGAGTTCAGACAACGCTAAGATGAGCCCGAAGGCTCTACATGGGGCCACGCCCCACCTCCTTACGACATGTGAACGATGCCGCTGTTCCCGTCCGCGTCCGCGCGAATCAGAGGCACCTGAATCGCGAAGACCTTGAAGTTGACGCCGAAGCCGCCGTTGACATCCCACTGAACGTTCTGCGGCCGCTCGCCGTCAACAAGCTGCACGACATCCGACGTCGGCTGGATCAGGATCGCGCTGTTGGTCGGCAGCATGTCCAGCGACGTGAAACGAGAGATGCCGTCGACCGCCTCGATGCGTTGACGGATCGTGAGATCCGACGTCGCACTGTAGTCGCCTTCCATGCGGACCGAAGCGTTCTTGCTGAAGTAGATCCAGTACGGGCCGTAGAATCCGTCCGCTTCAGCCGCCGACATCATGGCCTGGACGTCGGTGAGGATGCCAGCGCCGTCCTTGGTGAGATCTGACCACGGCTTGCTTCCGCTGAAGCCAATGGTGTTGCGATTGGGATGCGTGGTGTAGCCGTAGATCGGAAGGCTCTGGAACTGCTTGCCACCGATCAAAAGCATCCGTTCGATCTCCTCACCCACGAGGCGACCGGCGATTCGAATCTGAATCGTGTCGAGGGCTTCGACACCCAGCCGAGAAGCCATCAGCTTCCGGATGTTGATGAAGAAGTCCTTGTGGGTGATCGGGATGGGCAGCGCGCCAGCTTCGAACTCGACCCGGTCGTTCTCGGAGCGAGCCATGCCGTCCATCGATACGGTCGCCGGATCCATGTCGCCGATCTTGTCGTACGACAGAACCGTTTTTGCCATCGCATTCGGCAGAGGGATCGTCAGCCCGGCTCCGATGAGATCCGCAACTGCGCGGAGCCGAGTCCGAATACCTTCCACCAGAGCGGTGTCGAACGCCTTCCACTCCTCGTTCCGAAGGGTGTCGTTTGTCCGAAGCTCCTTCGGCGTCAACGACCGCCCTTCCTTCATCGCGCGCAACATGCGCTCGGTTGCCCACTTTCCGGATCCCCAGAAAGCTCGGCCACCGTCGACCCTTGCAGTTTCCGCCATTTGCATCACTCCTTGTCAGACAATCTCGAGAACTGCTGGTGACGAGATGACTCGTTCGTTAGACTACGAGCCCGCGAATCCGAGCAGGTCCAGGTCCCGCGGCGTTGTTCACCGCTTCCAGGGCCTGGAGCTTGACCTTGCCCGCGGCCAGAACACGAAATGCTCCGCCGCCAGCGGATTCGAGATACGCGCCGAGCGCGATGTTCTGACCGGAAGCGATGAACGCATTCACTCGCATCCCGGCGTGGAAGCAACCGACTTTGACCGTATCGCCGATCGCGTAGGCGACATCGATATCGTCGCCCATCTCGTCACGCTCCATGGCATACATGTGAGCGCAATCCGCGGCAGCAGTCGCCTGCTTGATCAGGAGGCCGCTTCCGTTGATATTGACGAGCATCCCAGGGGTGATCGCTTCTGCGGCAGCCCAGTCCTCGGTCTGGATCGGCTCACCGAGCAGAGCGATTACTCGCTTTGCCATGTCTGCTCCTTTGTTCTCTACGTTTACTTCACGACGACCAGTGGGACTGAGCTACTTCTTGGTGCCTGCCGCAGCGACCCGGATGTCCTGGTAGAAATCCGGCGGATCGGGGACGGTCTCTTCCTGGGTCTCGCCGACGTTGGACCGCACGCCCTGAGGCATGTAATCCACGCGACCGGTTGCCGGAACGGTGGCGCCGACGAGCTTCGCCATCTTCTCGAGCGCGACGACGTCCATCGCCTCGAGCTCGGCGTCGCTGTAGTCACACCGCTTGGATTCCTTGAGCACCTTGATCGCCGCGGCCTTGTGCTCCTTGGCGAACGCCGCCGTCGCACGGAATCCGTCGCGCAACTCCGGTGGCGCCGATGCGAGGAACTCCTCCATCGAGAGCACCCTCGAGGAGTTGTGACGGGTCGCGTCGGTTTCGGATCCAGTCTGCGAACCGGTCTGCCCGCTCTTGTCACCCTGCTGGGCAGGATTGGACGAAACAGACGACTGCCCGCTCTTGTCGCCGCCCTTCTCGCCCTCGGGTTCGCGAGCAGTTCCGCCGCCTGCCTCGAGAACGACCGCCGCCTGTTCGAGGGAATCGATGACGGTGTCCGGCGATGCTTCCAGCGCGGCCTGACTTTCCTTGGCAAGCTTCATCTTGGGGTTGTCGATGAGTGCCTTGACACGCTCCGCCTTCGTTTTCATGTTTTGTTCTCCTTCTGCATTGTTGCGACATCCGCACGGAGCGGGCGCTGCCTCACTGAGTGGTTCGTATCTGGTGACTGGCTTGACTTCCTCTTTCTCTTTCGCCAGCTTGACTTCCCCGCTGTTGACTTCGTAGCTACGGCGGAAAAGTTGGAATTCGTCTTTGGGCATCACGGCGTAGACGACGAGCTTCTCGTTGGGAAACACGGAATCGATTCCCATGTATCCCGGCTCGACGGCGCGTAGTGCCTGACTGAGCATGCTCCGGAGATCGGAGTCGCTCGTGTCCGCTTCGGCCTTGCCACTCTTGAAAGTGATGAGTGACATCAGTCGTTCGCGGAGGGTCTTCTTCTTGTCGTCGGTCTCATTCGTGTCAGCCATCTGGAACTCCTCCGCTGCAAAGCGCGGAGCTCCACACCCCATATCGTTGTTGCACGCTCCACGCCTTCCTTCCTGTAACATGGCGAGATGATCGCCAACGATGTTGCGCCAGATCGCATCGTACGGCTTGCCGTCGAAAGTGCCGGACTTTTCTTCCGCTTCCATCAAAGCGCCGATAGAGATTTCGATCGGTTGACCAGCTTTCGCTCGCTCAACGACGCTAACCGCGTCTGGGCCGACGACACTGGCACGATCTGCATCCAGCCACGCTTCGAAGGTGAGCTTCTCGTCCGACGTAGACGTATTGAAGAGTTCACCGAATCGATACTTCTCGAGAATGTCGGGATTATTCGCCAAGACATAGTTGCCGTCCACTTGTGGGTGATCCGGCAGAACCGGTCGTCCATTCCAGCCATTGGCGACCATCGCTGAAATTTCAGATCCCGGGATGTATTCCCATCGCTTGGAGTTGGCCGATTTCACCACTCCCTCGACTAGGCCGACGACAGGTACCACGACATGATCACGCCCGCAATACTTCGCGACGCGAACCTGTCCGGTTTGTCCCTTGAGCCGTAGGAAGCGATGTTCTTTAGCCATATCAGTGTGCAGTCGCTTGAAGAAACACGATCGAACCGAAGACCAGAATTGTCTCGCTACCGACATCAACGCGCTTCACTGAGTATCGGTATGAAGATGCTTTAAGGCCATTCGTATCGTCGCTCTCGATATCGATAAGCACTCTCTGGAGATTCTCACTAGGAGTCGAAGAAAAAGTACCCTCAACTTGAATGCCAGCGCCGAGCGTTTTTGTGATAAGTGCTGGGTCAGCGTCTTTGTCTTTCTTGCGAACATAGAATGCGAGATTCCAGCCACTCACGTCCAACGGAGTAGTGAGATCTTCCTCGAAGACTTGCAGACGAAGGACCTTATCTTCGCCTAAGAAGAATCGATGCGCGTCTGTTATGTTGAACTCGGTAGCCATCGTTACACTTCAGCTAACTCGAGAGGAGCAACTCCTGCCATGATATCGATCGTATTACTTGATGAACCCTGGATTGCGATCGAGACCGTTGTACGAACTAGAATATCAAAAACTGGATTCGCCGCGCTTCCATTGATATCGATAATAGTTGGCTCTGGAAATGGGAGTAACCCAGAGTCAAAAATTGCTGGATCAAAAATTGCTGGATCAAAGATGCCAATCGTCACTTCGACTCCAGCTCAATCGGTAGCCTGATCTCCTTTGAAAGCTCTTCCTTCAGTTTACGATTTTCGTCCCTGAGTTTCGCGTTTTCTTCCACTAAAAGCTCAGTTTCTTGCCTAATCTTCGCAATGCGAAAATGAAGTTCACCAAGCTCCAACCGGACGTGATCTTCGAAGACCATTAGTCCGGAGTCCCGCTAACCGTTCCAGCAGGAAGTTTGCCGTCTTGCGCGAATCGCAGCATAGCTCGTCGATGCATCGACTGTGTTCTGAAATCAGCAGTGTTGATAAATTGCATCACGGCGATTGCAGGTGGCCCATCATATTCGATTGGAACTATGACGCCATCATCACCTTCAACAGCAGCACGGACCGCAGCATTCTTCCAGTCCATTGTCAAGAAGTTCAGACTGTAAGAAGTGCGAGATGTTGCGATCGGCGCTTGAAGCGTAAATTTTTCTGCCATCGTAGCCTACTGCAAGTTGACCATACACCACGATCCACGTTTGACCGTGACTGCACTGGCCGCAACTTCAGAACGAATACGGACTGCGAATGTGCCCGAAGCTGTGGTGACTATCGAGCCATACAATTGAACAGGGCCTCCCGGAGTTGTGATACCAGAGACCGGATTCACATTCGTATCGTAGGCTGTCACCACAGAATTGAAAACAGCAGTAGATGTCGTCGCTTGCGTCGTTGCAAGATCGATAGCAGAGGCCGTAGGTCCATTGATGCCGAACTGTGGTGCCGTCGTAGTCGCTGCTGCAAATGCGATCAAATTGCAGCTGAAATTTACTGTGACTCCAGACCCAACCGCAAGAGTGAGTCCGGTTACGTTGGAGAAATTGACCGTGCTGTTACTGACATCAGCTGTTACGCGCAGGAAAGTCGGTGCTGTTCCAGCAGATGGCGTCTGACACGTCGCGGTGCCGTTTGCAGTGATTCCTACCGCAAACTGCCCACCAGTACAATCCGCAGGATCAGAAGCTAAGGCTGTCGCTGTCGCTGCTGTAGTAGCGGAATTGACCGTGATCGTATCAGGGATATCAGCGTCTGTCAACGCGGCGCAGGTTAGATTCCCGTTAGCGCCAATCGTCGTTGCGAATTGATTCGCGGCACAATCTGTTGGATTCGCGGCCAGTGCAGTCGCAGCCGCTGCTAAACTGACGGTGATGTTATCTGGGACATCTGCGTCGGTGATTGCAGCACAGGTAAGATTTCCATTAGCCGCAATCGTCGTCGCAAACTGATTCGCAGCACAATCTGTCGGGTTGGCCGCTAGAGCCGTCGCGGTGGCCGCTAGAGTTGCATTATTGACCGTAATGGTGTCTGGGATAGCAGCATCGGTCAGCGCGACACACGTCAAGTCGCCATTAGCGCCAATTGCTGTCGCAAACTGATTTGCTGCACAGTCTGCTGGATTAGCCGCTAGAGCCGTCGCCGTAGCCGCCAAATCAATCGTGATGGTATTAGGAATATCCGCATCCACATGGGTATGTGATAACGGAGTGCGTGCATCCGTGAGACGAGCATCATTGGTGTCTATCTTCGTTAAAAGCGCAGCAGCAAGTCCTGTAATTTCACCTTGAGTATGAGTGTGACCAGTGTTGGACTTCGTTAAAAGTGTAGCAGAAAGTCCAGTAATTTCTGGCTGAAGATGGGTGTGGGCGACTGGAGTTCGCGCATCGGTAAGTCGCGCATCACTCGTATCAACTTTACCTGATAATGCCGTGACGAGATTGGTAATATCCGACTGTGGATGAGTGTGAGCCGTTGGACTACGAGAATCTGATAACCGTGCATCGTTGGTCGCGACCTTTGCGTCCAGAGCAGATTGAAGATCGGTCTGATTGGCAACAGTTCCAGTGATGTCGCCCCATACCGGCGCAGAAGCACCTGGAATTGTCGCTGGATCGGTCCGAACAGGACGCCACACGTTCGGACTGATGCACTCATGGAGACCAATTACAGGGCCGGAACCCAAGATAAAGATCTCACCGACGGCACAATTCGCTGGAAGAACATCGCCATGTGGCATGATCTGGCGTTCTTGCGCCAACCCGATCGTGCCAAGCAGAACCACCGAAATGACGCCGAGGAATCTCTTCATCAGTATGTGATCGACGCAATGGTTCGCGTCGCTCCTCCATCATACGCTTTCACTGCTAAAACCCGCGCAGGCGAGGTGCCAGATCCCTCGACCCAGACGTCGCCCTCCGCCAGACTGGACGGCGTTCCGAGGGAAGTACGAATACGGAAGGCGATCGAAGCATCCCCGACTGCCAAGGCACCAATTTCAGTGAAACCAGTGTCATCCCCAAGTCGGACCTGGAGATTTGCACCAGAGCGTTTGAGCGCAGGGAATGATGAAGTCAGCCCACCGAATCCAAGTCTGCCAAAACTTGTTCCTGCTGCGTTCTGAAGACGCCAAACACCATCAGCCGTCGCATCGAAATAGCCGCGTGTGCCAATGCTGAGAAATCCTGACGCCGCCGCACTGACGCTGCCGTTGAACTGTGTGCCTGTGATCGCACCAGAGGCTGTAATCGTGCTGCAATCCAATCCTGCCCCAACATCAATCCGATTGCTCGAATTGGTGCGGAACATATTGATGTCAGCGGTATCGGTAGAATTGCGACCGGTTATGTATTGATTGTAATCAATCCGCAGAGCTTTTGCAAAGAGAATAGCGGCAGCAGAATCATCGGCTAAACGGATCTTAAGATCTGCGCCAGATCGTTTCAGCGCTGGGAACGAAGCGGACGTGCCACCGAACTGGAGTCGATCAAAAGTAGTTTCATTCCAATTCAGTAAAGTCAGGACACCATTCGCAGGTGCCCGCCATGTCAGTCGATTGGTGAAACCTCCATAGCTGTCCTGTCCATGGAGAATTTCATTGTCCATGTACAGACGGTCAACAATCAGCGCAGCACCGGATGGACCTGTTACTCCTCGTCCAGTCGCTGAGCCGATTTCAGTGCGATCGTTCGAATATCGAATGACTTGACGCTGTGTGGATCCGTTCGTATGCAGTCCGTAGATCCACGCGTCTTTCTGGAGAAGCAGGCTACCGTCATTTTGAAGCCGTAACGCTTCGGTCGCACCGTTGTTGCCGACCTTCAGAATGATATCCGCACCGGCAGCGCCAACTCCACTCGTTGGTTTCAGAGTAAGAGTGGAAGTAGTTCCCGTCCCACCGATCAGCGTTGACGTTGTCAGTGGGTCAGCAACTGGTCCGGGAATTCCCTGTATGCCCTGCGGACCTTGAACACCCTGAGGACCCTGTGGGCCTTGAGGTCCAGTTGCGCCATCCGCTCCATCGGCTCCATCAGCCCCATCCGCTCCAGCTGGTCCTTGAGGCCCCTGAATCCCTTGGATACCCTGTTCTCCCTGCGGGCCTTGGATACCCTGTTCTCCCTGTTCCCCGATTGGCTGTGGGATAGTTCCGAATCCGCTCGGATGGGTCGAATCGACAACGAGCACTTCCCCGTCAGGACCACCAGCGACCTTAAACGTTCCTTCATTGACGACATCAGCGGAAATGTCGTACGCCGGATTGTTTGGAAAATCCGTCGTGAACGGAAATTTTATGGTCCCAGCCGTGCTCATTGTCGATCCGGCGCTACGCGCTCGGCGTGTTGGCGGCGACCGCAGCCGCGAGCTCGCCCGATTTCGACCTGAGCTGATCGGCGAGGCCCTGTAAGGCGGTGGGATCGGTTTTCAGTGATTCGATCTGTGAACTGAGTCCGTTGAGGAGCTCGATCGCCGACTGTTCGACCGTCGTCGTCTCCTCGACCTGTGCCTTGAGATCATCCAATTCCTGCATGACTACGACTCCTTGTTTTTGAACTGCTGTGAGCGCCGCCTCGATACGATTCAATGAGTTCTGGATGTTGCTGCGATGACAGAGACACAAACAGTCCACATCGCAGAATTTGCACTTCTGTCTGCACCGAGCATGCAAACCATGCTGACACGCCGTTGACACATATTGATGAATCATTGCTGTGCCCGCACCTGATTTGCATCCTCCGGAAGAGCCGGATTCTTACGAGAACCGGGCTGTCCTGGAGGTTGACCGAAAGCTGGCTTCTTCGCCGCGGCCTTAGCCGCCTCTTCTTTCTTCTGTTCCTCGGTCAACTTCGGATAACCAAACACGCGGTCCCGAATTTCGTCCGCCGTAACGACCGTTTCGCCCTGATACTTGTTAACGGTCGCGATTTTGATCGCCAAGTCGGCTTTTTGTCCGTCATCCAGACTTTTCAGCTGCGACCAGCGAGTTTCGTACTGTGCGGGCTTTCCGAGGAACTTAAATTCAATCAAACGGTCGGTCAAAACGTTGATAAGATTCGGTTCCGCGAACTGTAAGCGCCTATCACCGATCTGATCGAACCAATTGTCTCGATCCTGAGTCGATGCGAGCTCACCACGCTCCGAACCCATCAAAATTCGCTGCGGAATTCCAGTTCCGCTGCAAATTTGAGCGATAATCGCGGCTACCGGGTTCTTAAAGTCCGCAACTTCGCTTCCCAACGTGTTGACCGTTGTGCCACGAGTTCGCAAAACTCGCGAAATTTCGTGGATATAGCGATCGACCTCTTCATCGAGTCTCTTTTCCGCCTCAGTGGAGAGATCGATCTCTTTCTCAACGTCAACCTGAATCCCCTGATTCGCCCTCAACCAGAACGCCTCTGCGCCTCCACCAGTGACCTTATCCAGGTCATCCAGTCGGTTCCAAACGCATTCCAGTCGAGGAGAACCGTATAAATCGTCTTCCAAGTCGTCGCAAACGTGGATTACGCGGGTCCAATGGACCATCTTGTCTTCCAAAGTCGGAAATTTCACGACTTTGACTTCTTTATCGAGCTTTGGAGGCTTCAGACGATACATTTTCGGCTTGCCGAACCGAATATCGTTGGAATTGGACTCCAACTCCTCAATTGTGAGGATATCGTCCGCGTAAGGCTTCGCGTAGACCAAATCTTCAGGTCCGCGAGCATCTTGTAGCGGAGTGTTCAGCGCACCGGGTGCTCCGAGGAGAATGCAAGAATAGCGATCCAGGCCAGCAAGGACATCAGCACGATAAAACACGCGCCACAACCTGAGGCGCACAGCAAGATCGTGCCACTGCTTCTCGAACGGCGTGTAATCCTGCTTCTCATCGTCCTCGATCAGCTCCCCGCCACCCCTCCATGTCCCTTGAGGGAATGCCCGAATGATGCGACTGCCCAAAGGATTCCGTCGCGCACATAGGCGATAGTCGTTGATATCGAGACTTGATTTGTAGCCCAGGACCCGTGCGAGGTCCCGCATTCCACCGAAAGTCTTTCCTAAAGCAGCTGAGAGAGCCGCTCGTGGGCCAATAATGGACGCCAACGTACGGAGTGCCTCCATTCCTGATCCCATGATTAGTTCTTAGCTCCCCATGTTGCTTCAGTATACTTTTTCCGAATCTTCGCATACGACAGCATGATAGATTCTGCGCGATTCGGCGACTTCACACCTCGATTTTTGGCCTCCTGCTTTGATTCAATCTGGATTTTGCCAACGGAGGACCTCTTATACCTAATTTCAACGAGTTCCGCCGCAGTATCCTCGTCTTCAGGGTCCAAATCGATCTGACCACGCTCAAAAGCAGTCCGTACATCCCACCAAATCTCGGATCGGTGGTTGAGGAATCGCTTCGGGTCATCTGGTGCATCAGAAACGTTGACTTCAAAGAAAGGCTCACCAAGTTCCTTCCCCCGATCCACCACTCCCCGACCGATTCCGATTACGTCTACATGAACCTTCTCCGCCCCGACTTCATGCAACGCCTCCACGGCCTTACCACACGTCTGCATCGTGTCAGGGTTGTTGTCCTCCCAAAGAATCCGGCAAACACCCGAATCGTTGTGTGCTCCGCACGATGCATCCCCGCCCGCCCCAACGTCTAACCCGATGGTGCCGCCTCCGCGCCTCATCAGAGTCCGTTTTTGAGCTGCAAGGATCCAGGAAAGAGGAATGAGGGACTGCTCGAGGGAGACGGCTGGGAATTCGCCGAGTATTTTTGACGACCAGAACGGATTGATCTCTTCTGGCCTGATGTCTGCCGGTGGGACTACCCTAACTCCTTCTTCAGGACTCGAAGGCTGACCTTCTTTGTCAACCCAGACCCATTTCGGCGCCCATTTCCGCCTTTTCTCTTCAACGTAGAGTCTGCCGATAAGGTCATGCCGAAGCTCAGCTGGGATTTCTTCGCCCGTAAAGTTCGGCGAGTCGAATGCCCCGACTTGGAGGACGAACCATCCTGATCCTGGCTTCGACGCTTCAAAGTATTCCCCCTGAGGATCGTCCGGATTCCCGATCATGAGCATGCGCCCATAGTCGTTCGCAATGAGCGACGACGCGGCTTCATGCAAAGCTCCTCGAATCCCGTTAGCCTCATCGAGGATGACTAAAACGAATCGTGCATGGATACCCTGAAAAGCCGCCGGATCATAGTCATCAGGTTTACGACCGAATGCGACGAGTTCCTCCCTCCCCGACGCAACCGTCATGTACCACTCCAACTGATTGACCCGTCCGTCTAGCCCTCCAATGTCGTGAACCCGCCCGATCTCCCTCCACAGAATCGCCTTGATCTGCGGCGCAGATGGAGCGCTCGTCACTACGAAAGCCTTACCCCGCGGATGAACATCCAACCAGTGACCGGCTGTCCGAGCCGCCGTCCACGATTTGCCCACCCCATGACAAGTCTTTACCAGCACCAAACGATGCTGCTGCACAGCCAGAATAACTTGTTTCTGGAACGACCACATATGTTCGCGCAGACGTTCCCGTACCCACTCGTCGGGCCGTTCCAAAAATCGCCGTCGTTCCAGTTCTCTTGTGATTAAGATCAGTGCATCTTCCGGCGGCAACTCTTCCAGCCGCGCGGCTGCGCGCGGATTCTGGTCCGCCAGAAGTGCAGAGGAGGAGGGTATCGTTGTGTCCTAGACCGACAAGTCCTAATGGACTCGTTTCAGAGTCGGTCCCGGCGTTTCAACTGATACGTTCGATTCGGATTGATGATTTGGTGCTAAACGAGAAGCGAGCTTGATCGCCAGAGCGGCAAGCTCCGAAGTCGACAGTTCTTCCAGATCGCCTTCCTGAATCTTGAGCGTCGATGTCGGCCCAAACCCCGACCGATCCAGCACAGCCTTGGCCGCGGATACAGCCACCGGATACTCCGCGAATCTCATAGCTTCCCGCAGAGTATCAAACGCCTCACCACTGAGTTCTTGCAGCCGGATCTGCCCACGTCGCAGCGCGAGCACTCCCACCCCTTCCACATCTCGCTTGTTGGAACGTGACCGTTCCTCCGTCGCGGACTCCTCCTTCGAGGGAAGAGGAGGCAGGTGCTCGTCAAAAATGTTGGTCATTCCTATACCTAGTGCCTTCGACTCGTGAACTCGGCGGCGAAAGTGTGGTTGCCAATCGTAATCGCTTTGCACGCTACGAGTGAGCCAGCGTTACGACAATCCCAGATACTGATATAGATCTGCCACGCAAGCAGAAGGAATACCAGAATCGCCGCTATTCGAGGGAAGGTGTTTGTCACCGAATTCACCCTTGGAGCGTGCTCAACCCTACGGAAAAATTCAGTATACCACAAGACGTCTTCGATTGCAAGCCCATGTAAGAGTTACACGGTGAACGGTGCTTGGCATGTTCCTTGCTACGCGCTCGCGCCCGCGCGAATAATAATGTCAAGGGCTGTTCCGGTTGGCTTTGGGAGGCGGGTTGGGAATTCCGTGATTTAGCTGGCGGGTTTCGGTTTCCGGGAATAGGTGAAGTCAATTTGGGGAGCGGGATTGGGGATGCGCGATGGACGAGCGACGCGAAACCCGGAACCCGCCGAACGAAATTGTAAGAACAGGATTGTAATTACAGGATGGTACTTACAGATATGTATTACAGAATTAGTACGTGGAAATAAGCCGTGCCACCGGAGGTGATGGCACGGCCCTTGCTAGTGCTAGGGTTTACGACCCTTGGCACGATACTTGCTACCCTTGGGCAGGGGAGCAAGAGGCATGCCAATGCGGCGCAGGTAGCGGCGATGGGCGGCACGAATCTTGCTGCGCCGTGCCACTGCCATTTCTGTAAGCCGCAGGAACCGTGCCAAGGAGGCATTGTAGCGGTAGGTAGCCGCTGCAATGTCCGTGCCAACGGGGACCTGCGGGTATGCGGCCAAACCGGAGGGAGCCTGCCAACCACGAGCAAGAACGGTGCCAAGAGTCATTATTTACCTGCCTTTGTGCGCTTGAGCGCACTTACAACCTTGTAAGGGACGCGTGGGTTAGGATGCTGTTTACCGTATGCCATGCCATTGACTACTGCACCATCCGTACCATGTGTAGAGGTGTGCAACCCTGTGCTACTTCGTGTAGGACCATGTTGCATTTTGGTTCCCGTGCCTACCAAAACGGAGCACGGTAAACCATTGCGTATCAAGGGTTTACCGTATGTGTTACAGGATGGGCACAGCAGGACACGGCACGGGACTTGCATACGTGTCCACCTCCATACTTACACTTCCGTCAGGTAGGGCATATGCCCTCGGCTGGGTCGTGCAGATGTGTGCAGGCGCGACGGGCGAACTGCAAGAAGCGAGCCAGAGGCACGCCAAGACGATGATTACAATAATGGTATCCTTCATGGCACATCCTTTGCTAGGGTTACGTGTTTACCGAGTAAAAATTACACGGACGCCGCCGCCTGCCTTGAGCATAGATTTGATACGCTTTTTGGCAGGCTTTTTGCTAAACTCGGACCGCGTCATTACGATTGTGTATTTTGCCATTGGCCTAGTTCTTGCTAGCGACCAGCACAAGCGGGATGTACTGAATCGGAGCATAGATGTCGTTACCGATTTTGTAATACTGGGTGATTACGATTTTGGTCGATGCCTTGTTTGCCATGCCCTATAGATAAGCATGGGTCGTGCCACGTATAGAAGTGTGCAGGTCCGCGCAAGATCGTGCACGAGCTGTGTACAATTCTGGCGCCTGTGTTACATCTTGGGTGAACACAGACAGGAACGGCGCATGGCCTGGACCCGATACCCCGAGTCTGCAGCTTAAAATCAACCCACTGGATATCGCCGTTTGGCGACTTCCAGCGGGATTCTAACCTATAGTGCCATCAGGCACAAGCGAAAGCGCTTGTCGTCGGACAGGGCATCCCAGAGCGGAACAAGATTCGTGCCATGTTCCAGCAGATAATCGCGCATCCGGTCCTGCAAGATGGATGCCACTTCCTCATCCTCGACGTATGCATCTTCCGTGCCAAGACCGGCCGCGGCCTGGAGGTCGTGGCCGATAGACTGATACAAATCACATGCCATCTCGAGGAGGGCAGTATCGTAAATGTCAAATTGGTTATTCGTCATTGGTACATCCCTTGCAGAAAAGGGCCAGCCCGAAGGCTGGCCCGGATTTTGCTAGTAGGAAGCCGCGCGGCGCGGACCGTTGACCGCCAAAACCAAATTTCCGGTTTTGCGTTCAAAAACGGTAAGCACGGCGGCGTGGCGGACCCAGCGGTTCCGGCGCACGTTATGCAGGGCGCGTTCGGCCGTATGGCCCGGAGCGGGGATTGCAATCTTCGTGCCGTTGGTATGCGCCTGGATAACAAATTTGGTCATGTAAGTTTTACCTCGAAGCTGGCGTAATTGCCGCCGACTAAGAGTGCATGGCCGATGCCAGCGCGAAATCGTGCAACGATGTGCACTTCCGTAAAGGAAAGTGTGCCATTTCCGTACTTCGTGTTACATTTTGGTAGAACACGGTCTGGCACGACCGTTGCATATCGGGGATGGGATAGGACCGATACCCCGAGTATCGGGCATACTTCGGCTGGACGTTCCTATCCCCTTTTGGCGAGTTCTGGCGGGATTGGTGGCGATGGGCGTTAACGGATGGGCGGACGGAATTGCACGATCTGGCTCAAGTTGAGCCGGGGAGCCATCGTGATGCGCTCTAAAGGCGGGATTTGCGGGCGATTTCCAATCAAAACGAAAACTGAGCAGAGTGAGGTCAGCGCTCGGCCAACCTCACTCCGGTCCCTTAGCGGACCTTGACGACCCGACCCGCCTCCAGCGTCACGTATCCATACCAACGATGAGGCTGAGGGAAGTGAGGTCCCTCGACGTCAATCTCACCGTTGACTGGAACCGAGCCCAGTCCAGGCTGGAAGACCGTGACCGTGCGACCGGCGGCGACCGCGTCCTTCAGCTCTTTCTTCGACTTGAAATTCGGCCTGACGTATGCCATGCTGACCTCCATGCAGAGCATTGTAACACAGAACGTGGTAATTGACAACTACCAATTCTGTAAGTGTTCAGTCCACCCGGACTTCCTCGGCGTCGCAGATCTTCTCGAGATTGACGATTAGCGAATCATCTTCCACCTCCAAGCAAATGCCGCGGCCTCGAATATCGAAGCCGATGTCCCGGCGAGTCTTCTTGGCGACCTCCTCGATGCGCTCCTTCGTGTCCGCCTTGATCTTGACGTGAACGTGGTACACAACCCATGAAACGAGTTTCGTTTTCGGCATAAGAGCATTCTACCACAGGTTCCCGGGAAATGCAAGCCATTTCATGTTTCGTTTTTCGTTGTTCATATTTCGTTGTTCGTATTGGGGCATTTCCAGAATCGCCCAGACCGATTTCTGTCCAATCCTCCCGACTCCCTCGAGGAAGAGGGAAAGAGGTCGGGCCAGTCCGTTTGCAGAACTGGCCCGATTCTTGCTTTAGGCAGCGACGCGCTCGCGAAGCACAGCGAGACGGTCCAGCCATTCACGAGTCGTCGAGACGTCCGGATTGTTCTCCGGATTGTCCGTCGGGCAGAGGTCCTTGCTCGTTTCGATGAGTTCATCGAGCTCAGCAAGGAGCTTGCTGCGGTAGGCGCGAAGAGCCTGACGAACAATTTCGAGTTCGTATTCGTCGACGGCGATGTTGAAGCGTGCGGTCGGAACGTTGTTTGGCATAAGAGCATTCTACCACAGAACATCGCCAGATGCAACTACAAAGATTGTAATTGCATCTGGCATATTTCGTGCTACTTCTTCCTCCGCTTCTGCCCGCGACGACCGGCGATCGTCATCTCGACCACGCGGTCGGCGAGATGCTCCGCCAGCGTCTCGCGCGTCACGTCGCCGAGGTTCTCGACAGGCGTTTCGTTGGCCCGCTCGCCCTGAGCGTGATTTCGCTGTCCCACGGCGAGGGCGATGACCTCGTTCACCTCGTCGACGACCGCCTGTCCCCCGAGCCGATTCCCGAGGTCTGTCTCCCAGAGCTGGAACGTGGCGTCGTTGCCCTGCTTCAGCCGGAAGTTGATGTTGCGCGGGATCCGAATCACCGCCCGCAGCTTGACCTCCACCGTTACGAGTCCGTCCATTTGACCTCCCTCATCATGAAAGCATTATACCACAGTTTTAAACGGTTTGCAACCACTAATTTTGTAATTGAAGAGGAAAAGAGCCTTGCGGACTGGGGCATCGAGGAGTTCATTGCACGACGCCTCTGGGCGAGTCCTCAGCTCGCCCAGAGGGAATCTAAGAAATTACTCCGTCTTTCCGGAGCGTCAGCCCGTAGGCGATGGCATGTTTCATGCTAGGTCCCCGCCTCCTGTGCCTCCTTCAGGCATTTGTCGGTGAGCTCGAGCTCACGCTGGAGGTCGCCAATCGGCTGCCCCGCAGCTCGCTTCCGCTCAATCCATCGCTCGACCTCCCAGCGATAGCGACGGACACAGAACTCGATCTGCGAGCGCATCTCCTCGTCGCAGTGCATCTTGATCGAGCGGTCATCACTCATCGGATCCACCTCATTCTCATCAGTTTGCAGATCAGGCACCGGAGCCCGTTCGGCGTAACCACGAATTCCGTTTCGGCGTGACAGGCGGCGCAGTGCTTAACCATGAGAACATTCTACCACAGAATTCTGCCGGATGCAACTACAAAGATTGTAATCGCATCCGGCACGATTCTTGCTAGAACTTGATGTCGTCGTCGTAGCGATGCGGAGCCGCATCATCAGCCGAGATAAAAGCCGACGACTGCTGCTCCCGCCGTGCCTGATAGTCCCGCTCGCGGATGCGATCAGCCAGCTTCCGGTCGGAGTCGTTGATCTGCTCTTGCAGATAACGACGGACGCCCATCGCCATGACCTCCTCGATGAAGTCCTTGGCCTCCTTCAGGCCAACCGACGGGACCGGCTCGAGGATGACCTGACCGTTGATGCCTTGACGGACCTCGTAACGGTTGTGACCGAGCGTCCGAACCGACTTGATGGCCTCGATGAAGTTAATCGCGTTCAATGCCCACCTCCAATGTAAGAGCATGATACCACAGTTTTAAACTGGATGCAACTACTATCTTTGTAATCCGGGAGTTCTCTGTGCAGGATTGTGCAGGAGGATCGCCAATAGCCCTAGTATCCGTGGTATCGATGATCGTGATTTCTATCCCATCCTACGACCTCAGGCGAGGAACGTAGGAAACGGGCCAGCCCGGAGGCTGACCCGTCCCTTGCAAACTACGCGCCAGCTTCGTCGCCGCTGACCCGCTCCGCCGCAGCCTGCGCCCGAGCGAGCGCAGCGGCCGCAGCCGCCTGCGCCTTCTCGGCGATGGCGTTCGCGCGCGCCACCCGCGCTTCGGCCTTCTCGCGCGCCTTGTCGGCCTTTTCCTGTGCCCGCGCAGCCGCCACGGCGGCCTTTTCCGCGTCATCGGGCACCTGCCCGAAGCCCTCCGGCACAAGGCAGGACACCTGGATCGTGGCGGGGACCACGCCGCCGATGAACAGGCTGTTGGTGATGTTGACCGACCCGCGGTTTCCGGGCAGGCGGAACGAGCTGTAGATGCCCTTGTGGGTCTTGTGGAACGTCAGCGTCTGCAGAATGGTATCCATACACACCTTTCAGCGGCCTTGCCGCTTGTTTGTTAGGTCGCGAACCGTGCGCCCAACGTAAGACCATTCTAGCACGGTGCCCGCCAGAATGCAAGTACCAAAATTGTAAGATGCTAGAATGTGTGCAGGTCTGTGCAGAATCGTGCAGATTTGCCGAGGTCCAGGAGCCGATAGCCCCAATATCCGAGGAGGGAAGAACCCGACCTCCCATCGCATCCTCGCGGTCGTCGCGAAGATCGTAGGAAGTCGCCTTGCGACTAACGGAAATCAGTGGCACGGAACTTGCATACGCTCAGGCCGTCCCTGCAAGCTCCGTGCCCGAAATCCTCGTCTGCAAGGACCGGGCCAACCCGAAGGTCAGCCCGGTCCCTGCAAACTACATGCCCGCCGTCTCGCCGGTCTGCTCGCCGGACGTGGCACCGGACTTGCTTGCCGCCTCCTGCGCCTTGGCCGCCCGAGCCAGAGCCGCTTCGGCCGCTGCCTTGGCCTTGTCGGCGATGGCCTGCGCCTTCGCCGCCCGCGCCTCGGCTTTCGCCTTGGCCTTTTCCGCGCGCTCCTGCGCCTTCGCCGCCGCTGCCGCCGCGCGGTCGACGTCCGCCGGGACCTCGCCGCTGCCCTCCGGCACGAGGCCGCTGACCTGGATGGTCTGCGGGATGACCCCGTCGACGAACATCTTGTTGGTGATGTTGACCGAGCCGCGAACGCCCGCGAGCCTGAACGAGCTGTAGATGCCCTTGTGGTTCTTGTAGAACGTGAGGGTCTGAACGCCGTTGTTTTCCGCCATGCTAATCTCCTTTTCGGCCGTTATTGGCCTGCCGTTGTTTGCCGACGCGTCCCGTGCGCCAGCATGAGAGCATTCTACCACAGTTTTTGCTGGATTGCAAGCACCAATTTTGTAAGAATTGGTGGCACGATTCTTGCTATCCAGGAGCGCAATGCAACCGTGGGCAATGCAGTGCAACATCGTGCTAAGTCGTACACTTCGCACGCCGAGCTCGTCCCTGACCGTGACCCACGGTTTGACAGGGTTCAGGCACACTACTTGCACCGGAAGGGGAAACTTCCGGCAGCCGCTATGCCCTGCCGTATACCGTTGACCAGCTTCGATTGCCATAGGAAAGCATGATACCACAGTTTTAAACCGTTTGCAACTACCAATATTGTAAGTGGGAGGCTCCTAGCATAGATCGTGCCAATTGGATAGGAGCCCGACATCGCCCTGCCCGATATTGGGGCATTGAGGTCACCGAAATCCCCGACTTCCTATCCCATCCTCCCAACTAATCGAGGGAACGTAGGAAAGGTCAAGGGCCTCTAATTACAGATATGTAAGATGTGCAGAAGTGTGCAATTTTGTGCAATCTGCATCGTTTTATTACACTGAGTTTCAACGTTGGACGCTCTTAAAGTTCGGTTGATATCCGCGTTTCCAATCTTTTCCATTTTTGAATTCTGTCCAATCGTCCATCTGGGCATCGGTTCGAGGGAGGCGGACCTCGGGATGCGGCAGGCGGGTCGAGGGAGGTCAACGGCGAAATCGTGAATCGCATATTCTTGCTATCAAGAGAAGGGTTACGCCGGTTTAGTGATTTAAAATTGGGTTACAAGTGCTGATGTAACCCAATATTTTGCGATTGGGACGCTTGCTGAACGGCCGTAAGTGCTTTGTTTGCAGCCACTTACAGCCATCGAGGATTTATCCCTATTTCCCTATTCTTATATATGTTACATAGGTTACTAGGTTACGTGGCACAGTATAGGGCGATACATGACCGGGCATATTTCTGGCAACTGTTGAGAACCGCAGTGTAACCTGTATACCTATTGCAAGTTCAAAGACGCTAACCTGTTGCATCTAGAGCACTTAGAGCCCTCTCGGAAGGCAAAAAACGCGCGTAACCCGACGTAACCCATATGTAACCCAACCACTGAAAGAGCGTAAGAATTACACGATAAGCCATCCAAACCGCGCGAGGCCGTGCCAGTTCCCTCGATTCTAGCGGCTAAACAGACCTCCACTCGGCTCATGTTTCGTTGGTCGTTCCCACCTTTCATCGTTTCGTTGGTCGTGAATTCCTCAGAAAGGCCCGCTAAACAACAATTTCGGGTTCCTCAGAAGTCCTGGGACCAGACGAACCTCGCCATCCCAGCCAGATGTCGCATCCATTACCTGCGACTCAACACGAAGCTCGGTCATCACGCCGATCATGACGTAATTCCCGTCACTATCCCTCGAGTATACTTTCCCGTCACCGAAGAACGGGACAGGTATCGGCCCTTCCTCGAGCTTGGTCATCGCGAGCTTGTCGCCAGAAACGACCGCGGCGACCTCCCTCGGAGTGGCGAGTTCCACTCCTACTGAAGTCCCAACAACGCTCGTGACGAGTCCTTGTAGAAACAGTCGGCGTTCCATTGTTGACCTCCTCGTGCATTTCGTCGATCGTGATGAACTGGTCGTATCTACGACCAAACTAGGTAACATAATTTGCCGGTTCGCGCATTCCATCAAGATTCAGGCGGCTTCTTGATCCAGGCTCGCGTGCTAATTCCCTTTGTGGATGCATCTTTATACACGCCATACACGAAGCCGAGGCCTTGCATGATAGCGCTGATTCGCTTGCTCATGGCAGGCGTTCGGTGAGATACGGGGAGAGCTAGGGCGGAGTAGACGGCGTCCACAGATACCTGACAGCCACCCGTATCGATGTAACCACAGATCTTACAAATTCGCTTATGACGACGATCTTTGACGGGATCGTATTCGCATCCTTCATCGGGGCAGGGCTGGCCGAACTGAGTTCGGAGGGTGATCTCCCAAGGATCTTCGATTCGTCGTCGCTCTTGCTGGACGGTAGCTTGTCCATACAGCCCGGGATCAAGGCGAATTGATTCGCCCTGAGCCTCCCTCGAAGCGGCCTCGGCCCAGAGCTGATCCCGCTCGGCTTTCAAACCGGGTATGTTGAATTGTTGCAGACGGATGGGCCAGAATCGGCGGTTCCCGGTCTCATCCTGCAGATATTTATGGGAATTCGTGGTCCCAATGATGATAAATTGACGTGGATACGATTCCCTCGTTCGGCCATAGGCCAGTCTGCTTTCGTCTTTCTCACGGCTCAACATAGACTTCAGGTGATCTATATTTCGTGCGCTCATTCCGCTCAACTCAGAAGCCTCGATGATCCATTTCCCAGTCGTCCTCTCGATGATTTCCTTCGCATCAGCATACAGTGGCAAATCATCGGAAAACCATTCCTCCCTCGGGCACAAGGCTCGCAGGGCAGAAGATTTGAACATCCCCTGCTCGCTCTCAAGGACCATGAGCTCGTCGAACTTGCATCCCGGTTGACGGATTCGTCGAACGGCCGCAATCAGAACGATCGCGCTCACTGCGCGCGTATAGGGCGAATCGGCGGCCTGTCCGTATTTGATTAGCCACTCCTCGAGCCGGGGGATCCCATCCCACTTCAGGCTATCCAAGTAGTCGCGGACTGGGTGGAATTTCCGCTTATAGGCGATCGAGTCAGTGACGATATAGTAGAACTCCAGGCCGGGCTTGAAGTGGAAATTAGACTGGATATCAAGCCAGACTTGGTTGTTGATGATGCCCTTGTTCTGTCCCTCGTAGCCGTTATACTTGATATATTGATGGTTGTTGAACTCATCGTAGGCGAGTCGGACATCCATCTTGTCTAGGGCGATGGTTATGTTCGATTCGTTGTCTGGAAGGATCTTGCCCTTATCGTTGTAGACGAAATCCTCGCGGCCGAGCCATCGCATGATTCGGTTGAGGACTTGCTGACCCTGCTTACCGATGGCCTTGATCAGCTCGCTGCGACCTTTGACCGGTTCGTGCGCTTTGAGGCGGTTGGCGGTGGATTTGACGGCTGTGGCGACGTCCGTTACATCGTTCCTAGTGACCTCTGCTACGGCAGTACAGATACTGATGACCTCAGCTTCTGAGACGCCTTCTTTGAGAAGGAAACCTGCGGTGCCAAGTCTTGTGTCGTGGAGGAGACCTCGATCGCCCAGATGCTTGAATAAGATACAGGCGACGGCGTAAAGGACAATAGCTCTGCGAAGATTAGTCGCGTGGCCTATCTCGTCATCAGAACGAATTTCAACCTTCTCCCCGGAGGGATGAATCGAGGGAGGGACCATCGTTTGCTGACCGATATCGCCGTCCTTCGTAGCTCCTCGGATTTCGACGAAAGTCGTCTTCTCATCGATATCTTTGAAAGCTTCATTGATGATCGGTTCAGGAGTCGTATAGAAAACATGGGAGATACGGCGGGAGTCACGACCGAAGCCGAATCCGGTGGGTGGTAAGATCGTTCGATGAAGGCGGAGTCCCTCCGACCAGTCGAAATCCACGTCAGCTAAATATTTCCCTGGCTGAATCTCGACTCCAAGGAAAACGCCTACATTCGGTTGAACTCCTTTTGCGAGCCACTTTTCGTAATCTTCGGTGGTGTGACTCTGCTTCTGCCAATCTTTCGCTTCAAGACCACTTGGGCCTTTTTGCTGAGGGGGATAAAAGATAAGCCGAAATCCACGTTTATAATAGTCGGCTAGCCAGACTGGAAGGGCGGCCATACGCTAGTATGCGGAGTAGACAGAGGAAACTTATATTATACCACGTTTTTTAACCTTTTGCAAGTGTTTTGTCTGTTCCGTACAGAGTATTAGGGTAAACGACGGCGTTTGGAAGATCGTGGCACATCATTTATTGCACGCTTTTTCTTGGCGCGATCCCATCGGCGTATCTGGCCGGTCGCGCGATTATCTCGCCGCGCCTTCATGAAGAGCTTTGCGAAGAAGGGCGTATGTTCAATCTTGAAGTCCAATACATGGACCAGTCCACAATCACAGCACGCAAAACGGAAGTTACGTTGACGAGTCCACTCCCATACATTGGATGGACTATAAGTGTATCGGCGTCCCATTATGGATTTCGCACCTTGACGCCCTTAAAGCCTTGATAGCACTCGGAGTGACCATCAGTAAAGGCTAAACGAGCGACCGCGTTGTTCGGTTCTAGACTGATGTCGAGCGAGACGACCTTGGATATCTCCTCGGAGCCACGCGCGTAGCGGAGCACGACGATGAACGTGTCGGGCTTCGCGTTACTGTCCCTTGACATCGCTGACCTTGTCGAGGATGTCAGCCAGTCTGCTCAGGACCGAGCTGATCTTCTCCATCAGTTCAGTCTGCTTTTTCAGCTCCGCCAGCACCGCTTCGAGGGCGGGAGTAAGACTGTGAGGGACGGGTTCCTTTGATTCCACGGTTGACTCCTTCTCGATTCTGCCGTTACGAGCGACCAGTCTAGTCATTCGTCCTCTTCATCCTCCATGTCCGATTCGTCATACTCGCTGTCTTCGTCCTCGTCGTCATCGAATTCGTCGGTGTCTGGATCTTCACTGGATTCATCCAGATCCTGGTTGGACTTGGTCACGTCCTCATCAGTCGGTTTCATGAAATCCTCCTATCGACACGGTGTCCCAGATCCAATCTGTGCCCCACATCGCTTACAGAAGCTGCCATTCGCGTAGAATTCCCACTGATGCTCTCGCGTGACTGTCAGCGGGATTCCCCATTTCTTCTTGCCACAATCGCAAGGCGTGCCCACGTCGGGCGTCCAGTCGTCACCCCACTGATGAGTCCAGGTATGGCCGTTGGAGCAAGGTGCGTCATTCATTGGCGGACTCGTAGCCACAATTACATTCTTCGTACGGTGGCTGGTAATTGCCGTATGCTGGACAAGAACGATCGTGTCGCTTCTTTGGCGGCGCCGAGACGACGGCATGGCTGTGATGCGTCGGCTCTAGACGACACACTTTGCAGGGACTTCCCACGTAAACGTCTGGCTCATAACGATGCCTTGCAGGCGCCGAGACGACAGAGGGCGAGGCGGCAAGGTGTTCAGCCAGATACGTCGCAAGTTGCGGAGCGATGTCTCGAACGACAGCGCCATCGCTGGCACGCAACACCGAGAACTCGCGCAATGATAGCTCGTAGTTCACCCAGTTTTGAATCAGATTAACGATTTGCGCGGCTTGCTTACTCATATTAGGTTAAATGCCCAAAACCCGAATTTTTGACCACCGTTGGCAGACGTCATCAGCCCATTAGGAATTTCTCTGATCACCGTTGGGCTTGACCTTCCCGTCCTTCTTATCCCTCTCGGCCGTGACAAATGTATCGAAGGCGGTGTAGAGATCCTTCGTCGCTTTCCCATCCATCACGCATTCCTTACAGTACTCCGAGAAAGCCTTGGCGACCATCGCTGTGCCGACCCTCCCTTCGAGGGAGATATAAAAGTAGATATCGTCTGGTGGAATCTCATGGTTGCACAGGTCACAGAAGCGATGCATCGCCATCACGTCACCTCGACTGTTAGCTCTTCCTTGAGTTCGCTCAGCCATGCACTCGCTGTCCATTTCGCAAGATCGTCCTTCGCCTTCAGTGCTTTCATGATCGTGTGGTCGATTGTCTTCTGGCCGTTCGGACCTTCTGCAACAATATCAAAGTAAGATACTGGAGAGGTTTGGCCTGGACGATGCACACGATCCTCTGATTGGAGTCTGGTTTTAAGATTATAGTCGTTGGAGAGGTAGACGACTGTATGGGAAGCAGTGAGATTAAGCCCCATCGCTCCGCTAGCCGGAGTGCCAACCACCACAACGGGACCAGAAGGACAAACTCGAGGATCCAATAGCCTAAGTGCTGCATCACGTTCATCTCTCTTTTGTCCGCCATGAATCCGGCCCAATGGGATCGTAGGATACATGGTAGACAGACGTGCATGAAGTCTATTGAGCTCTGCACGGAACCTGCACCAGACGAGGAGCTTGAGACCGTCGTCTCCCTCGAGTAGGATCTTGAAAAGCTCCATGAAGAGATCTAGCTTCTCCGAGCCGATCTCTTTCGTGATGTTCGTCTTGAGATCTTGACTCTGAACTTCTGGTTCTTCAGTCGTTTCACAATAATCGACATCTCCCTGTTGCACGCCTCCAAGAAAGCCGCTCGTAATCTGGGATAGACGTAGGATTCGAACGATCGCTTGTTGCGCCGTGGCAAGAGTATCCTCGCTGAGCCACGCGACCATGTCGTCGCGCATTTGTTTGTAGATATTCCAGGTTGAGGGCTTCATTGTCGCTTCCATGATAACTGGAGGAAGCTTCTCTGGAAGATCTACGCACTGTTCCTTGAGTCTACGAAGGATGTAGGGTGCAAATCGTCGCTGGATATCTGGGATATCGCGCCACGCGACAACCTGACGACCTTGCCAGCCTCCCATCACTCCGTAGCGAGCTTTGAAATGATAGTAGGACTTGCATCCGAAGATGCGCGGGTCGAGGAAGTATGCCTGAGAGAAGAGGTCACCGGGTCCGTTGGGCGAGGGCGTGCCATTGAGGATGCTTGCACGTCCGCATTTTTTACGAATTTCTAGGCAAGCCTTCGTCTGGATGGCAGACGGATTCTTGATCGCCGTTGACTCATCCAAAATAATCCATGATCGCTTCGATGCTAGCTGGAGGAGCACCGCACGGCGATCAGGATCACGTATAAAATCGTAGTTCGTCACAACCCACTTCAAAACACGACCATCAGGACGAGGCTTTCCCTGCTTCCACTGCCGCCTACGACTGTGGTATTCTGTGACCCAGACAGGGAGGTCAGGCCACAGGTGGTTCTTCAGTTCACCCAATTCAGGATGAAACCAAACAGTGCGAATAGGGGCAGGAGCAACAACAAAAACCCGATCCAAAGCATTAGCCTCAAATAGGATTTGGGCTGCATTGATCACCTGATAAGTCTTTCCCACACCCATCTCATCGAAGAGTGCGAAACACCCACCGAAGATTCGGCCAATGTGCGGGTCATCCCACTTGACAAGCGCATCGATTCCTACGATCTGGTGATCGAAAGGTGGAAACGCCGACCTTATTTGCTCACGAATTAGCGCGTGTTCCAATCAATTGGCCCTATCGTGACAAACATTGGGTTGACTATGCCGCCATTTTGGATGGAGACATAGATATCTTCGCCCTCGAGTATGCGCTGCCGTTCTTCATCTGTCGGTGACCACCTCGTGATCATGTAGCCACGAGGAGTCAGTATCGTTGGAAGCTCCTTAACTCCCGGCTGACCCCGTCCATACATCTTCGGGACGGTGCCAGCCGGTGTATAGATCGGGTTAATCCGGGGATCAACTGGTTCCACTAGGTTGCATCTCCACTTTTCGTCACGATAATTGTCAAAAGCGTAGCGGTTCCAGTCACAACTGGGACCATGTTGATGTTGATGCGACCCAGTTTCTCTTCACATTCGTTCAGAAATTCCCTGATCAGGCGGTCGGGCACGCCTTTTTGATCGTCGACCTTGTAAGAATGGACTTCAGCCATCACGAACTCCTCGTCGGATATTTACCAGCGAGTGCTTTGGTGATGATAGCTTTAACTTCAGCCGAAAAGTTCGACCGAAGTATCCATTGAAGATAGGCTGGATCACATTGTTTGAGAGTCGTGCCAGCCTTGGCGCCGAAGTTTATGACGACCTCGCCATTTTTCCAGACGAGCTTGCCTTCATCATCGACGTTGTTGCCTCCTCCCTTGAAGCACCGCTCGATCTCGGCGATGTTCCGAGGGAGGTCCTTGTGCTGAAGAAGCTGCTCACGTAGGACCTGCATCGATGCTCGTGCATCTGCAAGGGCGGAGTGGGCATCCAGAAGATCTTTACCAGTATAGTGCTTCAGGGCGGCGGATAGATTCCGTGGACTATACTTCTTGAAGATAAGGAACGAGTCGATTATGCATCCTGGAACGAAGTTTATCCCGCAGCGGCGGAACTCCTCGATAAAGAAGCGTATGTCGAACGACTTGCAGTTGTAGCCACAGAAGTCACAACCCTGGAAACCCTTGTACAAGACAGGAGCGATGTCTTTAAAGTAGGGCGCATCCTTTACGGTAGCGTCAGTGATGTGATGAACGGCGGAGGCGTTGTCCGGAATGGGGATATCTGGATCAATCAGAGTCTCCCATTCGTTTAGCTCACCGTCTGGATAGAGCTTTAGCAGACCGATCTGGACGATCCGATCTACGTTTGGATAGATTCCAGTTGTCTCTAGGTCCACTGAAATCAGCGGACGTTCTAGAGTGATGAGATCATGGATCATGATTGAAGAGGTTCGACGCTACTCGCTCTTAGTCCATTACCCTTTTGCATTGCCGGATTCTTCTCGCCCATGTCGACCGGCACGAAGGAGACTTGCTGACCCTCATGCATCAGGTCGAAGTCCCGGCGGTTCGTAACATCATCCACATGGAAGAATCGCGTCATCGAATCATCCCCACGAATGAAACCAAACCCGCGGTTCGGTAACAAGGTGATGATGACGCCCTTGCTTCTACCGTTTGGCATGATATTCTTTCCACTCCGGACGGACACTTACGTAATCCGAATCCCTGACATAGTTGTAGTGCTGAATCTTCCGGTAAATCCACAGAATGAATCGTTTCATCTCTTCTCCTTTATGACTCCTCGAGCAATGAGGAACAGCCGACGCTCGTCAGGATCATCAGGAATCGGGAAAAGATAATGATATTCTTTTACGCCATCCGGACGTATGAGTAGATGCTGATTCAACAATACGTCCCGCTCCTGGACAACGATGCGACAGAGTGTGCAGTAGTATTCAGTAATGGTGCTTCTCCTAGACGGTCACCCATTCACCTTTGGTGAGAAATCCGTGCCAGTTGCATTTCTCACCACGTCTTTGGATACTCGGCGTGATAGTTGGTTCGTTAGTGTTGCCATCCCATTGCCAGACTGTATTTGCCTTGACAAATGGGATAGCGATGATATCGCCACAGCCGTTGGGACAATTCGCAACTATCCCTTCGTTGTTGGCGTTGAACATATAGTTCCCAGGTTTCTCGTAGAGCTCATCCCAGGAACTAACTTTCACCGCTCTCATTCTATTTTCCACGTGTGACTCCAGGCTGCTTCATCTTCTGCGGATTATTCCAAGCGAAGTCCTGAAATCGTCCAAGCATTTCACGGACACTGTCCAGAAGATAGTCATTGCAACCATCTCCTTCCGCAAGCTCGATGTAGTGAGAGAGGGCAGCAACGGCAAGTCGATCTCGAGCGCGCAGGATGAAGATTGGCTCGTCGTCTGGGATGGGCTGACCGTTGCTAACCTTAACAATCTTTCCATCTTCGATACGCCAACGGTCGCTATTGATGCCCATTAATAGTTCCTCACTTCCCAGAAGAGTGTGTTGCGGTTCGGGATGTTCCCAACGTTGACCGAGAAACAGGTAAACTCAATGGTAGCGTCAGGGAAAAGTTCGAAGAAGGCGTCAACATCATCTCGAGATGATGGGTCCATGAATTCATTAATAAGCACAAGGGTCTCGAGAGAGCTACGATGCCTAAGGATTCCCGCGGCCATCGCCTTTCGCATAGGAAGATGACTTGCTCCAATATATCCTTCGAGGCCACGGAAAGTTCTACAAATTTCACCCTGGATGGTTTGATGCTCGTCTGGACAGACGTCGTCCATAGTGAAAGTGCGCCCCGCGATTCGCCATATCGTGACAGTCTCCCAAAAACTGTCGCGTGGTACACGCTCCCATGTCCCTCCGCCAGCACGATGTTCACGGAAACCGAACTCTTTGGCGTCTGAAGCCCATGCCTCATTTGGATCCCACCATAGACGCGTCGCGTTACCGAGAAGTCCTTGTTTCCACTTCTCGAAGAACTCTCTCTTCGAGCTTATCTTCATGCCTTGGCAAGATGTGCGCTGAGCCGCCGTGACATCCATTCCTGGCCAGCGACGATCCAGTCACAATCTTGGTCGCCCGTCTCCAAGCATTCCAGCGCCTTACGATAATGACTTCCATCCGATGATCGTTGGCGGTATGCCTGATGTGCTTGGAGCATCACATACCAGTTAACAGCATAACGATATCGGAAATGAAGTGCTTCATCCATCCCATCCGCATCGGCAGCTTTCAAAATCAGCTCGATGTTGCGGTCCACCTCTTTGATCGTGCCTTGAATGGGATAGACCCGAAGTCGTGGTGTCTCGATGTACTTCTTGCCAATCGTACTGGAATCAGTCACATCAACTTTAGATCCCTCTTGATATGGCTGATGGATGAAACCACTGTATTCCATCATCTCGGCAAGACTGATGACGCCCTTCAAGATATCAGCGTATGCGTGCCAGTTCGTACTCACTTGATACATACGGCCCACTGGACATTCAATCCAATTTGCCATGTATTCGAGGAGCATCGAGAAATGGACTGCGTTCGCTCCGTAGGCACCCCAGATGATGTCATTGGAACGGCAGAAGATTGTCAGGTCCAAGGACCCATCCAGATTTCTCTGGAAGGTGGTGATGGTATTACATGGCACATCCTTGAACGGCTTCCCAAGATCTTTCTCCGAGTCCCACATCTGTAGGACACAGCGACGATCATTGGGATCTTTGGTCAAGCGCTCGGCGATGACTTGGAGTTGGTCCCTCGAAGAGCCAAGGGAGAACCAATCGCGCCATCGCTTCCCGTAAGCACCGTGCAAGATCTTACCGTCGTCCGAATACTGTGCCATCTGCTTCGCATACTTGATGAGCGAAGCGACATCGTTGCGGCCTGCCAGCATCCACAACGATTCATAGAGGTGGAAGAAGGGGTTGGCATCCCGCTGAGGCCAGAGCATGACTCGCTCGGATGGCCTGTTGTAGACCGTAGTGACTGGATAGGGCGTCACGTAGACCGGTCCATTGCGACTCTCGCGATACACAGCTTCCTGTCGCAGTAAGCGCAAGGCTCGAGGAAGAGCTTCGTGGACGTTCCTAACCTCAAGAACTTTCATCGTCTCCTCAAGTCTGGAGTCCCCGGCTTGTAGCCGTTGTCGGATGCTGTCAGTTTGATGTGGTTAGGGATTCCCTCGCGCTTCCATGCCTCGAGCCACGCGATGTTGACATCTTTTCTTTTCGCCATGACGCCAACCTGCGAGTCACTTTCTTTTTCGACCACTTTGACGTATGATGGAAAGAGAGTACGGAGCTGCTCGGCTGCGGTCGCTTGGAGGTCTGCAGTTCGATACAGTGAGCATCCACCCTTTGCACCACTGCCTCGTTGACTCCAACAATAGTGGTATGCCACGCGATTTGGATAACCCATACAGAGAAGTGAAAGCGTAACGTAGAAATCTTCCATGACGGGGAGGACATCGAATCGGAGACCGAGATTACGATAGACCTGTGCATCGAAGAAGTGAGCATTGTTGACCCGAATGCAATCGGCGGATTGAAGCTCGATGTTCTGATTGCCCTGTCGTGCTGAAATACCGCCGTGCATGAAGCCCGAGTCAAGCTGGTCACTAATCCATTGGAACATTGGATCGATATCAGTAACTCGCTCCAAGCAGCCCGCTCCTCCAAGCGTAGGGATGGGTCGGTAGGAAAAATACATGTCGTCGTCGAGCATGACGACACCGCGGGTTGGACTGTTCTCCAGAATGAACTGACGAGTCGGGCCAATCCCGTCGTGCGGGCATTCCATCACCTCGGAATTGGCGTAGTTCTTGTAGTGGAAGGCTTCTTTGGATGGACAAACCACGATGGGCTTGCGAGATGAAAACTTCTTCATCTCATTGATCGTGATATGTTCCATTGAACTGCGTCCCCGAGTTGGGATGAACACAGTTAGATCCATTATGATAACCTCTATCGCTTCATCTTCCAGTTCGGTATATCTATTCCGTTGACTTTTCTGGTTCCTTCACAACTGACGTATCGGGAGAACCGTTGGAGGACGATGTCGCGGGTTCGATCAAAGTCTTCTTGTCGTATCGTTCTGGAGCTAGAATCCGCAGAGGTATCAGCAGACCCTTTCTTATCAAATCCGATAAACTTGACCCGTCCGACGGCACCGTCGAGTTCGCGGTGAGCGCATGTTCGATATACATCTTCCGCTCGTACAAGTCGTTCGTCGATGAAACGCGAGGGGTCTTCGGCGCTGATTCCGATGTTTCCTCCGCCATGGATTAGCCCCCAAGTTCTGGCGTAGCCATCACCGAGCCAATCTCTTCGGGAGGTATTGCAGAAGCCCGCATGAGTGGTCTTGGTGACATCTAAGCATTCACGAGCGACACGAATTGCGATGGGTAAATCGATAAAGCCGTCCATCCCAACAAAGGTCTTCGGTAAGAGGTCGTCATCCATCTTGAAGAAATAGGGGAATCCAGCCTTCGCTGCGGCACGATAGCACGCCGCACACTGAGGACCGTTTCCACGACCTCCCTCGACTACGGTAATATTACGGATAGCATGATAGAACTGCTCGTGTATGCCTACGAACTCAGGGTCTGCGACGATAATCACCTCGAATGGAGCAGTCTGGTAGCTCATCAAGCTCTTCAGCGGAGGCTTGCGACGGGACGGAATGCAGATAACCGTATCAAGCATACGCTGTCCGAGGAGCTACGAACTTTCGTTTCATCGACTCACCGCTGCGAGCGCGACAATACTTGTCCCACTCGCACATCCAGTGCTCTACCTCCCTCATTTCCCACGTGTGCCATTTCTGCGGCCAGTACTGTTCGTCCCGGCTCATGGCGAGAATCTCACGCATCAGGCTGAGCATGGTTCTCTGATCGCTGGGACCAGTGCCAAAGCGACCGACATGCCCATCCACAGTCCAGCTGAGTCCTCGAGCACAGCCGGGACCAGCGTTCGCCCATGTGAGTATATCGGGCGCGACTGATAAGAACGGTGTCCAGCGCAGATCAGAGACGATCTCATAGGCCATGAAACCGCCCAGATAGTTCAGGGTCGTGAGATCCCGCCACGCGGCTTCGAGGGAGGGTTTGGCCTTCCACTTTTCAACCATCGGAGGAAGTCGTGGAAAAGCCTCATCGATGCACTTGAGGACACCCTCTAGTTTTGGGTATCCATCATAGCCTTTGATGATGTAGGCGCCGGTGACTATCGGAGCAACTCCTCGGAGACGGCGTTCAGCTTCTTGGGAATCCCACTTGTCAACCAGCAGATCTACAATGAGCTCCCCGGTCTCGATTCGGTTGAACCATCGAAAGGCCACGGTCGCACGAGTGGCTGCGAGCTCGTCCAGATGCTTACGGACAGTCTCACGGAACCACCGAGTTGTCTTGTCGTGCTCTCTGTGAACGTGACAGAACCGCCACTGACGGAATTGCTTGTCAGTAGTCCATGGAGGTGGCTCACCGGCTTCACGCTTCAGCTTGATATTGTAGCGTTCACGAGCTGTCTCGAAGAAGCCGGTGGCGTATTTAAGTTCCAGCACCCATCACCTCAGCATACATTCGATAGTGAACAAGGAAGAGTTCTTCGGCTGACTTCCAGGACCACGGAGACCACGGCCCGATTAGATCGATTTCTGATTGGCTGAGATTGGGATAGTCAGGATGGTCAATGACAAATCCAGGACCGAACCCTTTCCTTCCCTCGAATAGGACTAGGATGCGGTCTGCGTAGCTAACGAATTCGTGTTGGTCAACAGGGCAGCCGAACTTTCTGTAGATCTTGGCTTGTATGATATCTTCAAGAATACGATAATTCTCGAAGATCTTGGTCTGCTTCAGCCACTTAGTGACGTCACCGACATACGCTTCTGCGGCGTCATGTAGAAGAGCCTGACGAATAATACTATGATGATTAACGGCAGAGTCTGGGCCTCTAGCAAGAAGCTCAGCAACAATTCGCGCAGCATAGACGGAGTGCTGCGCGACAGAAATCGGTCGCTTGGTGTGACCAGCGAAACGATTACAAAGGGCGAGAGCGTGAGCTATGTCTTCAATGCGGATTAAGTCAGGCTCGAGACGGCACACGTCTAGCTCAAGCCCGGAATACGTCCGGATGAGCGTCTGGGTCGCCGGGCCGGGCATTTAATGCACGAACGGCAGCGGAACGTCTTCTTCGTTGGAAGATGCACGAGTTACCTCGACACCTTCCTTCGCCAGTTTATCTTTGATGGCTTCGTAGATCAAAGCCGACATGGACTTGTTCTGCTTCAGCGATAGTTGCCGGAGTGCATCTTTCACCTCCGGCGTGACATGGGCACCTGCAAAGACGTCGCGATCTGACATAATCATTTGTGAACCGCCTTGATGAAGTCCGTGACCCAAGCGTGGTCAAAGCCAATCATCATATCCCCGGACTGTTCCCACTTCACATAGTCATTGGGAGTGACTATGTGCATTCGTTTCTCCTTTGTTTTATCGATCTCGAAAATAAGGTAGTACGCCTTTCCCACATTTCCGAGACGTCGCATTGTAAGATCCTGAGCGCCTCGCGATCTGCAATCAGGATTGGCAAACTTGACCTCCCACCACGATGTGGATCCACACATCGTGACGCTAAGATCTGGTATGCCATATGTTGAACGATCTTCGTGTCTAAGAATGACTGCGCGCAATAAGTTAGCTCGCAGATACGTCGTGAGGTTTGCCTTCACAAACGCTTCATTCATTAGACCACCAATACAGTATAGCACAAAACGGTTAAAAAAGCAAATCCAAATTCGTACATAGTCCAGATAAAAGTTGAGTCGGGCGCTGCTCACGCCCGACTCCTATGCCTACTGCTTCGCCCTTCGCGCTCTCGTTCTCGCAAACAAGCCACCCAGAATCGTACCGACCGTTGAGCCGATTGTCCCCGCCAGACCACCGGAAGGACCAGTCGAGGGATCTGCCTGATAACGGCAGGTGATGAGCGGGAGCACCTGCTTCATGCTGTCCTCGACGTCCTCAACCAGATCGTGGATCTGGGTCTGGATCTTCTCGGTGTTCTGGTCGGCCTGAAGGGCCAACTGGTTCAGCTTCTGGTCCATCGCGGACAGGGCAAGCTGGATCTCGTCGAGCTTCTTGATGACGATGGCGTCCGACGGTTCCGGGTTTGGCGACGGCCGGTCCTTGAGCTTCATCGGCCCGGACTGCTGCGTATACATCACCGTCGGCTCAACCCAGTCAGCATACGGCGGCGTTCCCTCGGCGGGATGAGCGGTACGGGTGACCCTGATTTCGCGCGAGTTCGGGTCTCCCTCGACTGCCACGTCGGTGATATAGTCGTCCCAGGATCCGTCTCTCTTGTCCTTGAGCGAGTCAACAGAGACACCGAGGTATTGCGTCTGGCCGGGATTCTTCTTGATGTAGCCGACGTTGGTATCCCCGGCGGTGTAGATCTTGAAACCTGCACGGACGAGGAGCTGACCCTTTCCAGCGTCGGCTTGATCCTTCGGAACGATCGGCGATTCGAAATCGGCCAGTGTCTCTGTGAAGATTCTTCTGTAGTCCTGCATTCTGCCTCCATTCCACGGTGTCCTGGGATTTGCGTAGAACCCAAATCGTGGAGCATCCTCTTGACCTGCCTGCCAGCCAAGCATCCGCTTCCAGAAGTAGACGGGATCCTCGGTGTAGCGATTCCAGTACCCGATGTCCTGATGTTTCTCGAAGCCGTAGGCCATCAGGTTGGACAACCTCACCGCTTCTTCAACAGTCGAGGGAGGTGGAGGAATTGTGACGTCAGCCATGCTGTTCTCCTATTCGTCTCCGCATTCACGCCAGTTCTTTCCAATCTTTAGATCCCATAGAATGGGAATTTTCAGCGATGGAAACGTCTGTCGATTGAGGATCTCTCGAACTTTGTCTGCGTGATGTGCATCAGGAATATCGCCGTTAACAGAGTCATGAACTGGATAACGAAGCACGAATCCAGTTTCCTTACGATGCCTGCGAAGCTCAACAATTTTTGCCTTCATGATATCGGCGCCACTGCCTTGAATGCGCCGATTGAGAGCCTTATGAATCTCTACGCCATCGGGGAACCGGCCACGACGACCGAGAATAGTCTTGATGTATCCTCGAGTCTTGGCAATCTCCATTGCCTTGTCGTTGACTGGCTTGACCTCAGGAACTAGCTTGTTGTAGAGGCTGTTGATGGCAACCGTGGATTGGAGCAGAGGATGATTGGAAGTTGCCTGATCTCGTACGAGTTGAAGATACTGCTCCTTGGAAATGAACTCCAGCATCAACGCCATCTTCTTGAGGCCAGCGTTGTAGAGCTTGGCGAAGTTCAGATCCTTCTGCTGTCGATACTGAAAGTTGGGCTGATATTCCTTGACAAGTCCGTGCATGAACTTGTGAAAGCTCAGCTCAGGATTCTCTTTGTATGCCTGAATTGTCTTCGGGTTGCCAGCCTCATTCGCGAATAGCCTATACTCAATCTGCATAGCATCAGCAGAGAGATAGTCATATCCAGGTGTTCCTGGAATGTGAAGCTCGCGAATGATGAACTCATCGCCATACGAAGATAGCTGCTTCGCTACCTTAATCGTCTGCTGGATGTTCGTGCCTTCTGTCCGCGACAGGCCAGTGCTAGAGAATCGACCGAACCCTGTTCCAGCCTCGCCCTCCTCGAATTCGCCCTCCCGGGCCTCCTTCAACTGATGTAGTGCATATCGAAGGATGCCATTGCTGTCCACGTTTCTGCGATATTTCAGGAGATATTTCGAGAGGAGGCTCTTAAGCCGAATGCCTCGCCGGAGTTTCTTAACCGTGGGATGTTCAATCTGCTTCAGGATGAGATCGGTGAAGCTGGCCTTACCCGTCGCAGTAGTCCCACCGAACGGAATGCCAAGCTTCTGGAACAGAGCGGTCTTATCATCGGAGGAGCCGAACTCAACTTTCAGTCCAGTCTCCTTATAGATCTCCATGTAGATGTCTTGCATAGCTTGAGTGGCCTGTTTGATCCACAACTCAAGCTTCTCAACATCTATTTTCTCACCTTGATACTCCATGTCGGCAGTAGCAAAGATGAGTTCTTCTTCGAGTAGGCGCACACGATCCAGATTCTGTCGCTGGAGCTCAGGCCACATTACATCCTTGAGCTCACGAATGACAGATGTCTGATACATTGCTCTCGGAGCGGCTTGCGCCGCATCGTACGAGGCCATGCGCGATTCGTCTAATCGAGGGACTTCGGGAGGATGACCGAGGAAATCTGGAATGAGAAGGTCTAGCTTGAAACGCTGCCGGTGGTCATCAAGGAGGGCTGCATAGTGAGCAACGTCTGCAACACGATTTCCCTGTTCTTCTAAGTCTATACCCCAGACGCGGGCCATATGGACTTCGAACTTGGTATTCGTGTTCGTTATTTTCTTTCCTCGAATTTGCTCCTTGAAGAATCGTTTGACTTGAGCTTCGTCTAGATTTCCACCAGTGAAGCCCCACGGCATGAAGTGAGTCTTGTATCCGTTAGCTGGGTCGCCATACGTGATAGATGCGCTAATAGGTTTGTCGCCAGCCCACCACCGAAATCCAGTGGTCTCGAAGTTGAGAAAAATTTCATCCACACCATCGAGGGAACTCGGTGGAGGCTCTGGCTTCCAGTCGAACTGCCTAGGAGGAGGATCGAGTAGATCGAAGATATTTAGCATTTAACTTCTGTCGACGATGCCAATGCCCTGATTCGCTTAGCTCTTTTCCACAACGACAACACACCGTAGAATCTCCTAGATAGCGATGTGTCTTATAGGATAGTCCACGGCTATCAATACAAGGAAATCGTAGAACTCCACTTGGCATATCTAAGGATCAAAGCAGCGCGCTCGTTCATCCCCTTTCGTTACTGCTGAACAAATTCGAATGAGAAGGCGATGGTTCTCTTCCGTCCTGGATTGGTTCAAACTGATCAGCTGGCTTAATCTTTGATTCTCTACCCTCATTGAGTAAAGTTCTGACTGAAGAGATGGAAGAGTCTGTGATGTTGTCCAGACCAGGAAGAAGGCGATAGTACCTGGAATTCCTACCAGCGCCATAATCCTAGCCCATACGGGAAGATTCTTATCAGTGACCAGCGAACGACGATCTGATTGCCGACGATCTGGTCCTGAATACCTCGGCTTTCTCGGGACTCGGACTTCTTCGTCCATGTGTTTGTCCAACGAAACAGGACACTTTGTGCTCGGCTCCGGGATAGCTGCACATCTACCCCGGAGCCCAATACGGATCGCCCCACCACGTCCGTATCTCTTGGGATCTCCGCCACCGTCATGGCCATCTCACATCCCAAGGCCCGTGCTATGTATGCCTAGGAGGAACATATCCAGTGGACCGCCGGACCTGCTCGACTCCTAGAACCCGCAGATGGCGCGGGGCAGTTCATTCTGCTAGAAGCGTAGTCCTCGTTTCTCTGCTTCGTACATCATCGCCACCAAGGACAGCAGCCGATCACGTGTCACGTCGAGGAAGCGCGTCGAGCCGAAGCCATGGATGAAGATGTGTCGGAACAGATAGAAGATACTGTTCCGAAGATGCTCATCCTCCATTTGGCTGATTGCGATACGATCCTGCTCCGCGGTTCTCCAGTGTGTCGGCAACGGATTCCGATCGGCCTGACGACGAAACTGCGCGACCTTGGTGACCTCATCGTTGTATCGCCGAATCCACGAATCGCAGTCCCTCTGCAACTGCTTGTACGCTTCATCCAGGCTCTTCAGCTGAGACTGAACGGTCGCGAGTTTCGTCGTCTTCTTGATCGGTTTCTTACGAACGCGCTTACGCGCCATACTTTCTATCCTTTCTATGTGTTCTTCGTCCAGCGCCGCACGCCGAACTCGCGAAAACGACTGACCTTCGTCTTGGCTTTCTTCTTCACGAGTCGCGGCGCCATCCTGTCTGCCTTGATGCGAGCGGCATATCGCCGCTGTGCGGACTGCTTGGTGGACTTCCTGCCCTGATAGTGCTTCCGAATCGGCGTCGCGACCACCGGCTGATCGAGATTGAACACGAATGGCTGCACTTCGATTCCACGATCCCACCGCAGGATGCTGTTCTGGGCGGCGGGAGGAGTCAGAAACGTGACGCGCATACCAGTCTTGGGGTCAGAGAACTTGATCGCCTGTGTGTCGACGCTGATGTATTGGACGTTGAGTTGCTCCTTGATCGCATCGGCGATCATGCAGTGGTGACTGTCCTTCCGCCGCGCCGACTCGATGTGTGAGCGCGAGACTGTGATCTTCATCCGACCTGCTCAATCTCGACCTTGAAGCCAGTCAGTTTCTGGAGAAAGTCCTCCGTCTCCTCGATGCGCTGGGTGACGTCCTCGATGGTGAGCGTCTCCAGCCCGATGGTTCGGTCACCCTCGATCACGGCCACCGACTTGTTGCCCTTCTTGAACGTGATGCTGAACTGTAGCTTGAACATGCCGCCTCCTATCTGTCCGGTTGCGCCGATCCAACCCACACCGTGACTTTCTTGATCCCGGCGTTGTCGTTATCGGGTTGATTGAGAGCATCCTGCACGGCCAGGACCATATCCGCATCGGTTGGGAGAAGCGGATTCTCTTCGTCACTCTCAATGATCACCATGAGCACGGTCGATTTCATCGATATGTTCCTTTTTGATAGTGCCGTTGGGAAAACAGATCACCAACGGCCGCAATTCTTTACGAGCATAGCGGATCGTTGCCCACGTCCCGCTCCCACGAACTACTTCGTGCGAAGTCCCAGGCGCAGCCACAAGAAGGCTGCAACAATCCACAATACGGTGATTACGACGGATTGGGTCGATGTCAATGGGATGGATAACATCTTTTCCACCTGCACAGGTCGCTAAAGCCCATTGATGTTGTTTCTCATCGCAGGGAAACAACTCCATGGGAACATGAACCATGCCGTGGAATTCACGGTCTGCACCGTGGCAGGCGCCGTGAAATCCACGAGTAATCCGATAGTGACGAAGAGCGAAGAACACCCTCTCGAATTGAGAGGGTGTCATCCCGCGCCGTGTTCCAGTGAAACCTATCCTCACTTCCCGTCCCCGATGTTGCCCCGCACCTTCGAGGGATCAAGGCCACGTCGGCCAATCTGCATCGCATCCGCAGCCTTGATGCCGTCCTTCACGCCCTGGATGTTCGTGGCCCGCTCGTACTTCAGCGCCGTAGCCGTCTTCGCGGCGCGGCCATATCGCTCCACCATGTAGCGATTCGTCTTGACCATCGCGCCGTTCAGCCGCATCAGAGCGGTCTTCTGGACGTTAGGATCCGGCGACACTTCGACGACCGCCGCCTTACGAGCTTCCTCGAGCCGTTGCTGGATGCGGGTGACGAAGGCGTTGAGCCAGGAGTTACGATATCCAGGCTGCTTGTTGATCGCCGTCTTGTTGTAGGCGTAGTTCGCGTCCACCGACAGACGGGTCGCCGCGTGAACTAGCGTGCAGTAGACGTATTCGGCGACCGTCGCGTGCGATTTGGTGCCAACAAAGATGATCTGGTTGCTGCGAAGCTGAACCAGGAAATGACAGAGATGTCCACGAGCCACGACCGATGCGAGCGATTCCTGCCACGCGATGCGGGTCTTCTTGTCTTCCGCCTGATACTCCCGCCGCCAGTTCGCCGTCGGCCGATATTTCGCAAGGTCACAGTAGACCTCGATGACCGGATCATTGTCGGCGCCCCGAGCGTAGTCCAGGTCGCTCGGATTGAGCTCGTGCTCGAGGAGCATCTTGTTGATCATCGCCGCGAAGTTCTCCGCGGCCTCGGTGTTGCCCTGAGCCATCTCGCCCTGACGCAATTCCTGCATCTTGACGAGCTTCTCGATGATCTTCTTGCCATACTCGAGGCGACGATTCTCCATCGCCTGTTTCAGCTCGATGCGAAAATCGCAGAAGTCATCGCCGTGGCCGCTGTAACGGAGATGAGCGAGCTCGTGGGCCGCAGTGTCCCACACCTCATCCTCGTGAAATGGCTCGTCGTCCCACTTGCCATTCGTCATGGAGCGCAGGACGATCTGGATGTCACCCGTCGGGTCGCAGTGCCCGAAGTTGTTGCCGAGCTCCGGCCGTGGCATCGGGCTGACCGACTTCAGGGGAAGGTGATATTCCTTCGCCACGTAGCGCATCGCGTCCTTCACCGTCTTGAAGAGACGGATGTCAGCCGGATGCAATTCCTCTGCCGTATACATACTGGACTGCTCCTTGGAAAGAAGTAAGTTCTATCCAAGAGCTATTATACCACAGTTTTAAACCAATTGCAAGGGTTTTGTCAGTTCCTAGCCGAGATCCTTGAAAGATTCTTTCAATCGCTGATACGTCGCTGGATGCATTAAGATTTTATCTCGCATGATAAGTGCTCCAGGATGTGGAATCTGAGGCACCACAGTACGAGTTCTCTTGAGTGGTTGCCACGGCCGCGTGAAGAACCGCTCCCGCCAGCTTCGAGGGACTTCTACTGGCTCGCCGGGAACTGTGAGATTGACGCTAGTTATGACTTGAAGTCCGTTGAAGTGCATGACTTGCCTTCCAGTGTTCGACACGGCATCTTTCTTTACAGAATTTCTTCGTTGGATTGCGGGTTTCGAATTCTGTTTTACAGTTTGGGCAGACCTGAGGCTTGAGCCACGGAAATTTATTTCGCCTGTAGCCGACCTTATTCACCATATCCTGAGGCCGTTTAAAGGCCATCGTAGGGCAATAACGGCATGGGCCGCATACCCTCTACCCCTATACTGAAATACGCTACAAACGCGCGCTAGGCCGTCCAAAACGCCTTTTAAAGCCATACCACAGCCGCTAGGGAGCAGTGCTGTAAAAACGAAGTAGGAATTGTTTTGTTTCCGCAACGAGTAGTCCAAAATGTATATTCTCGCGGCGCAGACTACCGAATCTAATGAGACCTGGATATTTCTTGTACTCGTATAGAAGTTGTAGACGTCTTTGGGTCATACATCTCCTAGTACTGGAGGCGGAGCCCAACGCCGATCCTTGTAGTTAGGATGCTTGAAACAATCGGGGTTACTGCATCCCTCATTTTCATTGTGATCGTAAGAGTCACAGATCCAGGTACCCCGATTTTTCGCGTCTTGAATGAGTTCGTATCCCGGCTCACCACGTTTGACTTTACGATAAGAATAAGCTCCAAGACCGGGAAAGGAAACAGAGATTTCCTGCTTTTCCTCGGCTTCCTCGATGCGACGCCGCTGCTCCTTTGAAATCTTTTTCATGGCTCCCTTGAAAGAAAAGAGTGGGACTCTGAGGAATCAAACCTCACGACATCACCTTGACGCGCAGGGAGTATCCGCACGAGATGATATCGGCTATGCGTTCCAGCGTTGGCAAGTCCCATAAGTCTAACCCCGGAGGTTACGAGCCGCAGCCAAGAGATTCTCGCCGTGTGATCTTTGTATGTTTCTCCACAGATCGAATTCCTGTGTGAACCCGAAGAGCCACATCCAGAGATCAAACATGCTGACATCCTCCTCCCTCGCTGCTTAGCGAGAGATGAAGATATCAGTACAGAAGTGGCATCGGCTGCAGAACAGTCGGCCATAACAGAGCGACCCAGACAATGACGCCGAGCAAGGCTAACCAGATTCTCACATGACCTCCTTAATGGTCATCGCCCTTTATGCGACGCATGATGCGCCACATCGCGGATTGTGCTGCACCGATAGCGAAGAATCGCCCGAAATTTTCTTGGTTGTTAGGGAGAGGAGAAAGAGCGCGATAAAGGGCATTGCGACGAGCGGTAATCCACTCATCGATCTCTTCTATCTCCTTCAGCATCCCTTTGTCGAAGTCATCCATATAGATCACCGTTAAATCGGATGGAGCAGCCGGGATATTTTGGCCCGCAGTCTACCTCAGTTCAGGGTCC